ACCACAACCCTTCTGATGACGAGCATCATTCTTCAGGTTGGTTTGCGGGGATATTAGGTCATAATCTAGCTAGCTTGGGTACTAGCGCAGTTATTCAAAGATTTTATGGAAAGCATGATGATGAGGATATTAAGTTTTCAAATCAATCTGAATTTAAAGAAATTGTTAATTTTGAAGAAGCTACTCTAATTGAACCTGCAGGTAGTGCAGGGAAACCAAAGTATGATGGGTTTTCTTTATGGGAAATAACGAACAAAAACACATCAACTTTGCAATCTAGGTTTTCTGTAGCAGAGTTTACATTTGAAAAAAATGATGGAAACCAGAATGAGGTTCCTTGGGGAGATAACAATTCTTTAGAGATTGGGGCGCTGACCGCAGGAATATTTATTGAGGCTCCTAACTCGCCTGACTTAAGTGTTAAGAAGACTTTAGAGATGTCAGGAATATCTGTTAACGAAACTATAGCAGGAAATACTTTAGTTAACATTAAGCATAAAGGTGTGCCTAATTGGGGGGATCAGCCTGCTTGGACATTACAAAAAACAGATGGTAGAGATTACACCAATGTTGCTAATAGAGCCAGAAGGATATGGGACATGAGTTTTAGTTATATATCTGATGATAATTTATTTGATTCGGCACAAAATTCTAATTCATTCTTCAATGATACGTTTGACCAATTTGATGAGGAGGAAACATATAGTGTTAGCAATTTTGATACATCGATGAGCAGTTTTTTTAAGCTAACTCAAAATGGAGCATTGCCGTTTATATTTTGCCCTGACTCTAAAGCCACAAGGATAGTAGACGGAGTTGAAGTTGATAATCCAGAGTTTGCTATATGTATGCTAGACCAAGACTCTATATCTTGTACTCAAGTAGCTCACAGGACTTGGAATGTTTCTTTAGCTATTAGAGAGGTTTATTAGGTTCGGCGAGGGTCTTGTACTGCAAACCCAAGAGTCGCAGCAAACCTTATAACTCTATCTAACAAGTCACTAAAATCATCTTTAGTAAGGTCTTTTGTAGACTCAATATGAAATTTAGTTTTAATAACTTCGTGCATCTCATCTTCATTATAACCTAGATGGTTTCCAAGTTGCCTTATAACTGTTCTGTAATAGCCATTCTGCTCACTAGAACGCATTTTAGGAGCCTTTTTTATATCAACCCATACATCACCCTTTATTCCGTTTAAGAATCGTTTAAGACCAGCAGGGTCGTGCATCTCTAATGATCCGTTTTTTACTTTTGCTGTAAATTTCATACTAATATCTCCCTTATATCTCTCAAGTTACTATTCTTTATTTCATAATTGTCAGTAGATGTTACCATAGTATCGTTTAAGCCACGGCTTCTGACTTCTCCTTTTTTAAAAAAATCAGCCTTATTATCTATTTCGTTTTTCCATATCCAGCCACAAAACTCTATAATATTAGTTTTCTTATTTAGAGAAGTAAATATAATCATATCACAGGCATAATGCGATTGTAGCTTGGGAAAGTTATTTACATACTCTGGTTTGGTGTAAAAGTTTCTTCCCATTGATTTAACGTCTATTGTGTAGCCTAGATAATTAATGTCTACTCCTCCATCAAAACCATCTTCTTTTTCGTTAAGGTCTGGGTATTCATCTAATAGTAGTTTGTGTGTTTCTGTTTCGGCGATTAATCCTGTTAATTGTTTTTCTTTGTCGCCATCATAGACTCCACGATTTGCAAGGCTATGAGTCTTCAAGTATTCCCAGCAATTTATTTTATTTTCTTTGCTTATAAGTTTTCTTATTGGTTCATACTCTTGCATGATATTCCCTTAATAGTTTAAATGCTTCTTTCCATAGGTTAATTTTATATTTGGCTTCAAATTCTGTTGTTCCTATTGCGTGTCTTTCTGTGTGATGCAATCGGCAGAGTGGTATGCAAGTATAGTGTTTGAGTGTGGGTTTCTTGCGGTTACCTCCCATACCGATTGCTTCAAGGTGGTCAGGATCTGGGTTCTCTGAAAAGCATATTAAACAACAACATCCTCTAATATAGTCTAAATACTTTAAAGAGTCTTTATTAGCAGTAATGCTCATCAATGCTTCCGCCTCTATATGATATTATCGCCATTAGCTTCCCACATTATTGTTAGAATTACCGCTAATAAATTCCAACCAATCTTCTAACCTTAACACAATGTATGCCTCCCCCCTATCCTCCCTTATAACTTGGGCATCTACATTTTCATTAGGCACTAAATAGGATGCGATACTTTTGCGTATCTTCGCCTGTATTTTGTAGTCCTCAATTATAAGGTCGACTTCTGCGTGCATCCCTAGTGACTCTCCATTGGATGCGTAGGCTCGCTTTGATTCAAGACCAAATTCTTTTGCTTTGTTGACAACATCTCTTTCAAATTTGTTGCCTTTTACTTTACTTGGATGTGCCATATTACTCCTTTTTTAGTATGTAAAAACTACCTATTTAATCCGTACCTTTTCTTCAACATGTCGTTCCACCCACAAGCCCTTAAAAGCCTAATGTCTTCTCTTTCATCTGGGGTATAGTTTTTTCCTTCATTCTCAAAACTATCGTATTTTTTGTTAAGGTGCTTTCTTAAACACATATGGCTTGCACACAAATAAGATCCATCTTTCAATTTATACATACTTTTCGTTTGGTGAACGTGGGGTTTTAATTCATTCATTCTTGTGCCGCATATTTTACATTTAATAAGTTTTGCAATTTTTTCAGAAAGTTTTATTGGCTGAATTGTTTTTTGTTTTTTTGTGTTTTTTTGTTTTTCGTGCTGTCTTTTAGAAAAAGCGCAAAAATTATATTTTGGTAAAAATTTTTTAATACATTTTTGTTCGTATTCTTCTAAACTTTCAACTCTATCAACTTCTTTATAGCGAATTTCTGTAAATTTTTTTAAACTGCGATTGATTTTGACCAACTCCCCTTCACGCCATTCTTTTGTAACATATTCATTTTTTGTATGGCTACTAATCCTACTTAAAAAGTTGGTTGTTTTGCCCACATACACAACATCTCCCTTATTTATTAAAAAATATATATAAGGTTTTTCGTTGTCAAAATCAAACTTTTTAAGCTCTCTAATTTTACTTGGATGCGCCATTATAATCTCTCAAGTTTAAAGATTTTAAAACCCTGCCAGTTCTATATCTTTCTATTTTATAAGGAAATCCTTTGTCTGTGTAGTAAATCCACTCTCCTTCTTTAAGCTTATGCACCTTCATACCCTTGCTTTCCATGTTACCGTTACTATAATAGGTTTTTATGTGTGTTGTGTCGTTGTTGGTTACCTCAAAGTTAGTAACGCTAGCAATCGTTATTCCTGCAATTAATACCATGTATTTCATTTATTATTCTCCTGTTTCTATAAGGTTGTTTAAAATTTCTTCACATAATTTTTCAGGAACCTTGCTTCTTTCATAGGCATTTTTCAAGCCCTGCGTTCCTGTCCTGGATCCTCTTGGGGCAGGTTGATGATGGCAGTTACGATTCCCGTTTTTGCAAACAGGTTTAGGTCGCCACGAATAATCATTTGTCCATATATCAGTAGGCTTTGCTCTTTCATCTCCATACTGACAATACCATACTGTGTTTCTTATAAAGTTGTGCTTGGTTATAACATCTAGCTTTCTTAATACTCCTCTTGGGTTTTCAATATAAAAGTATTTAGGAGCAAGCTTTGATATTAATGATATGGTTTCAGAAACGATTTGTTGTCCTAGTTTAGATGCTTCAGTTTTAGGTATATACGCACCCTTTCCGCCTGTCCAATGCGATGATATACTGGCTACACTAAAAGTAGTGCAAGGAGGTGATGCCCAAATAATATCAGGCTCGCCAAACAATACTAGCATTTTATGTACATCAAAATCAAATATGTTACAAACTTGGTCAATTCCTTCAAAAGGCTCTATATCTGTGGTGTAGGTTTCAAAGCCATATTTTTGAGCAACCTTGCTAAACGATCGTGAGCCAGCAAATAATTCAAGAACCTTCATTCTGCGTCTTTATTTACCTTTTCTAAATATCTTTCGGCTTTTTTCTTACATAAAAATTTCTTGCCATTTATAATATAAACGAAGGTCAATTCTTTGTACATTTTTACTTTTTCTTTCATAATAGTAGCGAGGGGAAGGATGGGATTGGTGAGTAGCCAATGAGAGTTAAGAACCCTCCCCTCAAATTTTTATATCCTTTCTCTGTGTTTTACTGCATATCGTTTAAATAGGTCTACAAAACCTTTTTTAGTATAAGGTACAGCTTTCTTCTCTACGCTACCCTCTTTTCCAAACTTTCTTTTGAACTCTGTTCTTCCTTTCATGGCTTCTGCTTGGTTGCAGTAAAAGGAACAGAATTCCACATCGCCATCTTCGTATCTGACGACATATACATTTCTAGTATATTCCATAATACTCTCCTATAAGTGTTTTTCTAGTTCAGCTAGAGTCTTTGTTGGCAGGTCGTAACCTTGATCGTGCATAATCAAAACACTATTAGCAAGCAATCTTATGATTGCATAGTGCTTCCCTTCTTCACCATCAAACTGCTTTACGCTTTCAACGTATTCTCTTAACTTCTCTATTATGTTTTTTGTGTTATCCATTATTTCCTCTCTGGCAATATTTCGGCTTTGCAACACCTACTATCGCCTTTTAGTTCATAATCGTTAAAAAAGTCAGAGGTTCGGCACTTGGAACAATATCCGACGAAAAATTTTCCAGTAACATCTCTGCGATACTCTGCTTTTTGTTCTGGCAACTCAATCTCATCCTCCCACCTTCTTTGATTTATAAAGGTAGATGGATGAGGTATGAACTGCTTTTCTGTTTCATTAGCCTTCCAGAATTTAATATAATTTATAAGCCCATTATAAGCATCAAACTTGTCTTTGACTGATAGCTTCTTAAATGATTTTTCGGCAAGAAACCTACCAACCCTTCTAGGATATAGCTTATAAAATTGTTCAAAAGTTATTTCCTTAAAACTAGGCATATTTATAATATTAAAAAGGGATGTCTGCATCTGTTAATTTAGAATCTCTATAAGACGACAACTCTGATTCTAGTTCTTTGATTCTAGCCTTTAGTTTATCTACCTCACTTGTTGGTGATGCTTCGGCTATTTTTTCTGCCGATCCACCACTATTCATCTCATTAAGAGTAAGACCATTAACTTTAAAGAAAACAATCTCTCCCTCTTGACATTTTTCAATAGTGATTTCATCGCCTTCTCTCGCACCTAAAGTTTTAATCATGGCATGTAGCGATTCAGTAGCAAAGAAACAATCTTTATCGCTATTTATATCACTCTTAACTCCATACATATACCATGCTCCGTATGAATTAGTCCCCGTTTTTGGCTCATCAAAAGCCAATGTAAGTTTTTTAGGCTCACCTATTTGAAACTTCATTGCACTCATTTTTTCTTCTCCTTATTATTTAATAATTCTTGACATACTGAAATTGCACCGATAGTTCTTTGATAGGCTTGCTCTAGCTCTGCTTTTTGCTTTAATAGTTCTTCAAGCCTTTCCTTAACATTATCCTTCATTACTATCTCCTAGTTTATAAAACTCTGTTACCGCTAAATCTATCTTGCCACTTTCCATTAAGTCTTTTATCATTTGACCTTTTGTTTTGGTTAGTGTCTTAAATATAGCTTCGGCTTTATCTTTATTATAAACACCTTTAGCACTAAATATCTGCCTCATATTATTCTTCATATAGTCTGAAGCCAAATTATAATTCTTAACTGGTGCTGATTCTTTCTTAAAATCTTCTG